ACTGTGATTGTAAAGACATTTACTGCCTGCGTACAAGTTTCAAGTCTTCCGGTGGCAGCCCTGATTGCCGTCTGAATTGAAGCAGCGACATTATCCATTGAAGCGTCTCCGGTAAAATCAGGATTGACTACATAAGTTTTTCCTAAAATATCAATTTCAAACTTTGTTGTGTTTGTAAGTGCTGCCCAAGTAGCCGCTGTAGTTTCTCCTGCAGTGCCACAAGTCAAATAAGCATTTGAGAAATAATATAATTGTACCATTTCCCCTGAAATAGAATTTAAATAGGCTGTGTCAGAAATAGCTTCAACTGGCATTCCAAATCTATCTGAGACAAATTCTTGACGATTGATTCCGTCTAAAAGCATATTTTTTTATTTATTTAATAAGTCTATTATTTTGTCTTTCTCTATATTCCATTGCTTTTTTTATGTCCGGAATATAAGATTGAGCTTTTTCTTTATAATATTTAGCTTCTTTATTATTGCCTTTTGCTTCCAGATCTCTTGCGGTTTTACTGTATTTATCCATATCGTTCATTTTGTTGTTATAGAATTTTAATACTTCATCCATATAATTTTAGTATCCATTATGGGGAGGGGAACTTGTAGTTGCCCCCTCCCTCCCTAAATGAAAACTATCTTATGCGCACTGAATTGCTATACCTGCGGCCGCACCTGTTGCGTCTGGTGTATATCCTTCAACAAATACTCCGGTAGTTGTTGAAATTGCCGCTGGTGTTTGTGTCGCCGCCGGATCAATAACTAAAATTGAACCAGTTGTTAAAGTTGCAGCTCCAGAAACACACTCAGCCATATTTGTAGTACTTAATGCATCAGCCCAGAAAATAGGCTTATTGATTAAAAGCATTCTTTCAACATCGGTTGCAGCGGAAGAATAGATAAAGGAATTATCCGCATCAGAGCTTCGGCGTTGAAAAAGACAATCTTCAAACACGCCATCTCGGCAAACTTTACCTGTGATTTGTTCTCTTCCTAAATCAACGCAAGGTCTGTCGCCGTTAGCTGTGATTGCAAGAGAAGTAATGCCAAAAGTACATTTGTGAAACTCTGAACTATCGCCATTCATTAACAAGTCGGCGGCTGTCGCAGTAGAGACGATAGCCGACCTAACAAAGTGGCAATTGTCAAAGTAGGTGAACTCTCCACCCTCTTCAAAAGCCCACAAAGCCGAAGTGCTGGTATTTGAACTGTCAAATTTAATGCCCCTGAACGAACCCCTGACACCCGTATTTCTAATTGTTGAGGTATTTGTAGCAGTTGAACCGGCAATAGTAATTTTAGCGCCCTGTCCTTGCCTTCGTCTCATCCCCATTAAGTAATCAAGAGAGATGTAATGAAGGCGATTTTTGTCGTTAGTAATAAAAGTCGTCAAGACGTGAGAACTATTATTATCCAAAACAATAACATCGTTGTTGTTAGATTCCGCCGCGTCTTCAGCGAGAGTTATATCAGTGTAAAATCTAATTCTTCCTTCGGGGTCTGATAAAAACAATTCTTGCATTTTTTGGTAATTGGCTTCGTCATAATCGTCTGGGTCAAAAACTACAAAAATGTTTCCAAATGTCGGAACATTGGCGTGCACTGCATTAAGTAATGCTCTACCATAGCCCGCATTTTGATTGTATAACATAGTATTTTTTGTTATTTCTTTTAAAGCCTCCATCCAACCCACCGAGGTTCTTATGTTGCTCCCTTAAAAGAATATTTTTAATTATGAAGTTGGACAAGAGGCAATTAAACCTTTACCTGAAAGAACGGTAATGCCGTAAGACATTCTAGCTCCATAAGTCCAATTGTCGTTGTGAACATCTTCGCCATTATTCCCCGACGCTGGAGACTTTAAGTTGTTTGGTTCAAAAATCCCCAAGTAAGACTGCCAAGAGTTCATCAAATTACCGGAAGCAATTAAGAACCACCATCTTCTCTTTGTAGAATCGTTGGCTCCAGTTGCCGTTGTAGCAAGATAATCAAGTTTAACGTGTATGTATTTGCCGGCATAATAATTGAGAACTCCGGCGTGAGCTGCGTCAATGTCGGCCGTGCTTTGTAATACTTGTCTAATTGTTCTGCAAGTATTTGGATCCGGGCCGGAAACAATCTTATTGAAGTTCATTATTCTCTTTTCACCAAAATTAGAATAAATATCAGTCTCAGTCAGACTTTCCGCCGCCTCTAAACCACCCTGCGTAAATAGCGGATCTGCCACAATTCTATTTCTGTAAGTAATGTCGGCGTTATTAGCTAATGCGTGCGAGGCATAAGCAAGAGCATAGCCGTCTCCCATAGAAATGGTATTGGAAACTCCATCCATATCCGTATAAGTCGTACTGGTGCAAAAAGTAAAGATGTGAGTTAAATCCAATTCTAATCTTTGTAGACCAAATGTTGCCAAATTGGTCAACATTGAGGTAATTTGAGGAGCTTTATTATATCTTCTCATTTCCCAAGTGATGTCAATTTCAATAGCAACGCGTTTTGCGGTCATAGTTTTTGTATAACCAACTCCAGCAGATGCCTTTGAAGCATCATCACCTTCCGTTTTTAATAAAGCGAATGTTTGACCATCAACTTCATCGTATCTTTTTGTGTCTCCGTTGTTAGCTGAAAGAATATCAACATTAAATAGCTGTTGAGCATTCGGCTTGACAAGGTTGTCTAAATATTTGAACTCTTTGTTCACTAAATCAGTAAATTGACTCAATGTAGAAGTGTTTAATAGTGTTGTATAAGCCATATTTAATTATATTATTGACTAATCCCAAGTAATATCGGCGAAAGCCATATTTGAGTTAAGAATGAAGCGACCTTTTGCTGTTGAAATAAATCCTACGCAAGTAACGACTTTATAAGTTGTTCCTGCCTTGTTTACCAGTCCTGCTGTAGACATATCATATTGAACGCCAAGACTTGTTGTGAGTAATGTTCCAGTTACGTCCGCCTCAAATTCTGACCAGAGAGATGAGGGAACGGCAACCTTAACATTTGTAGCAGAGGCAAAATTAGAATCGCCGGAAGTAACTGACTGAAGAATAATGCCAAGATGTTTTGTTGATTGAGCCGTAGCTGTAGCAACATAACCGCTTGTAAGCATAACCAAGTCGCCGTTAGTAAAAGTAACGGAGGCAGTCTTTGGCAATGTTTTTATCTTCCAGTCGCCAGTTTTCAATGGTTTTAATGCCATATTGTTAATATTAGTGTTATTAGTTAAAACTTTTAGACAAATAAAAAACACCCTTTTTGAGCTGTTTTTATTTATTTTGTCTAAGAACCCTAATCTGTGTTTTTTACTTGGTTTCGCCAAGAGAGATTAAGATATTTGTACAGGGCTTAATGTTGCCCGAAAAACGAAATATAGCATTTACGATGCCATTCGATAATAATCCGCTCATTACTCCCCTTAAAAGAGAGGAGGATATAAATTGACTATTTTTTATTATTTACTAGTTTTTCCATCTTTTTTATTTGTACTTTTGTTACTGAAATCTGATTATTTTTTATTTTTAACTTATTTTTACTTATATAGTTTTGCAGTGTAATCGGTCTCGTATCGTAATGTCCACAAGCTATTGTCGGGTCGCAAAGCGTCTTTGGCCTATGTTTCCAAAAAAAGTATAAATCTTCACCCATTCCCAGCGGTAGGTCTTTTTGCTCATTAGTATAAATGAACTTAAAAAATGGTGGTTTTTTAAAGACTTCCTTTTTAATCATTAAGCATCCTGCTCCCGCTCCCGCTATTTCAAACGGTTGTGTCGTTGGAAAGTTAATACACCTTACAAAAGTATTATCTTTTCTTAATTTGGTAAATATCTGCGGTAGGTATGGCTCTTTTTTGCTTGTGTATATTCCACTAATAGCATCGTATTCCGGATTAGCCTCTAACACTTGTATCATTCTTATTATCATATCTTCCGGAAAACTCATATCAGTATCTAGTAAAAGGAGCATATCTGCGCCTTGCTTTATTGCATCTATCGCGCAATCATCTCTCATTTTGTCAAGGTTATATCCACCGCCTATTACTAAAGACAAAGTATCTTTTCTATTATGTGCTATTTGCCATTGGTAAAACTTGAACTGCATCATCCACAAAGACATTACAAATTTAATCGGTAAGCTGGGATAATTGCAAGCGACACAGGCAAAGATATTCATACTACTTCAAATATTCAGCTAATTCATTGTATGTCATTTCACTTAATTCTTTGCCAAACTGCTTTATTTGCAAATCGTGTAAAGAGCGGTTAATATTCTCTGACATAATATACTTAATACTATCATAGTGTTGCAGAACAAGTCTCAAAATATAATTTATGTCATCCAATCTTAAATCGCCTTTTTTCAACATCTTTACTTTTATGCTTTGAATTAAATCCTTATAATGTTGGTTAATTTCGCCCTGTTCCACCTTGCCAATCAAAGAGTCATATTTTCCTATTATCTTTATCAATTCTTTGGCAAAAGGAATACATCTGTTATTTTGCTCTTTGGTCAAATCTATTTCTTCAGCTTCATTTGCTGTTGGTTCTTTTGGCATATTAGTTTACATACATTGAGTTAATTTCTATCTTCTCGCCGTTTGGTCTGACTACGATCATAATCTCTTCTAGCGACTCAACGACTACCGGAATTCGGACTCTAGTGTCTATAGTTTTATAAGCCTCAACATATTTTCTCGTAGTATATCCCTGATATTCTTTTTTAATATTACTCTTAACTTCCAACACTTCGCATTTTTCTTTATTTGTAATTCTTATAAATTCCAGATGTTCCATTTTTTTTGAGTTTCCGTCCGCCAAAAGAAGTTCAATAATATTTATAATTTCTCCTCTTGCATCTTTTTTTTCAATCAATTTATTCTTCCAACCAACAACTGGAACTCCATCAATAGTGCTGATGTGAACATATTTCTTTTTTTCTACATCAAGAGTTTCTTCCTTATTTTCCAATTTGCTTATTTTTGCTAACAAGGCGTTATATTGCTCAATGGAGATGGGAGCGACTTTTGTTTCTTCATTTTCCATAGTTTTTATCTTTTATAAAATTAAATCCAAGCTCTTTGGCTAAATCTTCTTGTTCCGGCTTTAACTTCTCGCTTCTTTTTTCATTAAAACTTCTATATCCAGAATAAGAGTTGTTCATAGCCATCGGGTTTGGTGTGTCGTCTCCGCCAAGCATATTGACGGCGTCCCTCATCTTCTTATAAATTTCATCTTTTGTTTTTGCGTCGTCTCTTATTCTTTCGTAGTTGTAAAGAGCTTTCTTTTTTAGTTCTTCATTTCCACCAACCAATAAGGATAAAGCGTCTTCCTTTCTTTCCTTTTCCAGATTACCTCTAAATTCTTGCCATTCTTTGTTTAAGTCTTCCTTGGCTCGCTTAATTTCTTCTTTTTCGGTTTTAGTTCCTTTTCTTAATTGGTTAAAGTTAAAATCTTTTGTTTTTAACTTTTGATATTCGTCATACTCTTCTTTGGACATCTCTACTTTTTCTATTTCTTCATCTTTTTTACTATCGTCGTCTTCTTCGTCATTGTCTTCTTCATTGCTTTCTTCATTGGTGTCATCTTTTTTTTCGTCATTGTTTTCTTCATACATAGTTTTATTTTTTAATTCTTAACTAGCTTTTTATTACGAGGTTGCCGTCCTCGGAGGAATTAAGTTTCTCAACTCCGACCTTTCGTTTATATTACTTCGTGTTTATCATATTCTTCTTCCGGCTTTATTTTGTCTTTATAAATAGCGTCTAGTTTTTTAAATTCATCTTTCAGCAGTGTTAAGCAATTTATTCCCGCTCTATCAAACATTGTTAATTGACTTGTGGCCGACTGTAATATGCTGTGGCTGGCTTGTATGTTAATTAAGTGGTTAATCACCAGAGAAAAAGATTTATTATTGTAAATACTCGCGCCCATTCTTATTATTTCATCTCTATCCTCTTCCGTCATTTCCGCTAAATAGTCCTTTCCTTCTAAAAACTTATTTACATCAAGATTAAACTCCACTAATGCCTTGTCTATATACTTATATTCCTTTTCAAGTTTATTCAGTCTCTTCAGGTTTTGTATCAGTTGTTTTAACTTTTTCAACATTTGGTTTATCTAATTTAATTGAGTCAATCATTAAGGATAAATTTCTTATAATCTGCGAGACTTCGCCCAAAAATAACCCGGACTCAAATAGTATTTTGCCAACACTGTCTTGTTTTTCTTTTACGAATAAGTTTCTTTCCTCTTGTTTGGTTAATTCCTTTTTTTCTTCTGACATAATTTATATAATTTATTGCTTAATAACGGAGTTCAAGCTAGGTTGAGGCTGTCTACTTACTCCTTTGGCTATTTGATTGAACATTGGCGATTGTGGAGCTCCTTGAGACATTCCTTGAGGCATCATCGGCTGTTGCTTTGCCCAATACTTCTCCGGGTCTTCCTTGCTCATCACTGCCCATCTCATTTTTAAATATTCATCGTTGGTTGACATCGGACCAAAGAGCACCTTTGCTTTACCTATTCTTTCTTCGAACATTGTAGCGTCAAGTTGCGAAGACTCTTTTGGCGTTGGCACTACATTTACAAAAAAATTATACTCCAAGACTTTCTCTCTCAACTTCTTTCCATTAAGATAAATTTTCTGCACCTGATTGCCCGGCGTTGACATAATCTCCGCCTCCGCATCAAGTTGAGATTGACTCTTTTCTAAGCCACTATTATCAAACTCAATTACTCTAGTGAATCGTCCATACTCATCTTGCTCTTCTACTGATATTCTCTGGTACATATCCTTAATTTGCTGCTTTACTTCGTCCATTTGGCTATCTATCGGAGCTGTCCAATGTGTAAAGATATTATAAATTCTTAACCAAGTCAGTTTTCTATAAAAAGCTATTATGCCATATACCGCATAGCCGAGCTTCATCATAGACTGTTGTTTTTTCTGCATTATTTCAGTAGCGGTCTGTTTGCCTTGTTCACTATCTCCTGACACAATCGGATTCATTGTCTTTTCGTCCACTATTTGCTTGATAAGTTGATAGACATTAAATTCTCCCGCTCCGATGGTGTTGTTCTGTATAATTGGCTGGATTTGATTTGGGTTTATGTCCGGCGTGATTTGTCCGGGGTAAAAGATATTTTGGCTTAATATTGTCCCGGTATTATTCGCCATTGGCGGAGCTTGCATTTGTCGCAGTCTCAATACCATTGTTCGCAAGGTGTCGTCCAGTACCTCTTGATCAATCTTTGTCTTTGCTGGTATTCCTTTTGAATAAGCGAAGAATCTTGATATTGCTTCTATGTCAAACTTAACGAGATTATATTCTCCGCTAGGTGATATTTCTGTTAAAGGAAAGCCAACTGGGTATATCATAACTCCATTTAAAAGGAGCATATACTCATTATTTTTTTTATCTTCGTATTTGATTACTTCAACTAATTCACCTTCCATTTGTTCAAGAGACCAGTCTCTAACTTCCGAGCCATTTTCTGTTTCGCTTGTTCTCTCAATCTTATGCGGGACATATTGAAAGCGATCGTATGCTTCATAACAAGCCTTAGCCTCGCCATAAGTGATTACATCTCTTGTGAAGACATAAGGCTGCGTCTCTATAAAGAAGTCTTTAATATTGCCTAAATATACTCCAGTACCCGGAATAAGATTAGCTCGGCAACCGATTACTTTTTTCTTCTTCTTTGTCTCCCACTTTATATCGTCAACTTTAAAATTTTTATAATCAATTTTGTTTAACTTCTTTTGTATCTCCCACTCTTCCGCCCAAACATCCTCAACGAATGCAGTTCCTTGGTCTGTCGCTTCTTTTAAGATTAAAGGCTCTTTGTCTTCAAAGCTTTCTAACTGAAAGCTCTTTTTGACCAAACTCTCTATTTTATTGCCCAGTCCCATAAGAGGCATATTTGTCTTATCAAATACGCTTATATCAGGCTCAAAGTTGTAGTTTAACATCATTGATATAAAAGTATTTTCCTTTTCTAGTGTTGTGCCCGTCACTATTCTTGAGTCAAACTTATTTTTTTTTGGTCTTAAATAACTATTACCTGCCTTGTAATTAGTATCGTAGTGTTTAGTATAATCTCTGTCATCAAATTCTATATGACTATCTTCTCTTTCGTTTCTTGCACTTTCCAGTCTATTTATTAAAAAAGCTCTGTACTCTTTTTCTTCATCAATATAATCAGGTTGGTTATACGATTTTGTTTCCTCTTTAAAGGGAGGCGTATATGTTTTCATAATTTATATTACATCATAAGGATTGAATGTTTCGTTTTGATTTTGCGTAAACTGTATATTCACAAACTTATATTCCTGTATCAGTAATCTATGTATATTTTCTATGAAATGGTCGTTAATGTCTTTTGGACGAGGCTTGGGGTCTTTTTCATCGCTTCCCCTTCCCCTGTATTCGTCCCAAACATAATTTTCAAATTCTTTTATTGTTCTTTCGCAAGTATTAAAAATATAAACTTCGGGTGGTTTTATCATTTCTCCATTTTGTTCAGTGTACATCAAAGCTTCGTCTGTTCTTCTTATTCCACCTATAAGGTTTTTGCTTCCGTTGGTAAAAGCCAATCCACTTTTTTCTAATCTTTGCCCGACGCTATTTTCTTCTGTTCTCTTGTCATTTATCCAAGCGGATGGGTCTATTAACCTTTCCCTTATTCTCAATCCGGCTTCCGTTTGTTTAATAGTAGAGGCAATATCAGTATCAGTTCCATCTATAAACAACTCGCTTATTATGTATTTTCTATCTTTATTATCCACTGCCATAACTGTATAGGCGTCCGGTACTCGCGGATGAGTATCTAATGCTCCATAACAAGTAAAAGTGTTAAAATCTATTTTAAAAGGACTGATAGCGTGTATTCTTCTGTCAAACAATTTATGTACTCTACCGAGAAGATGACCAAACTTTCCGTATATTCTGGCTTCTTTCTCATCTTCGGGATATTGACTTATCATTCTGTCTATGTTTTCCTTTTTTAGCATTCCTCTAGTTCCGGGAGTTTTCAAACAATTATCCCAAACATCAGCAGTAATCACGCTCACAGTCTCGCCTTGCTTGTCATAAATATCGTCTTTTATCCAAGCGGAATATGAAAGCGGTGTCATCGTCCAAAATACTACTCCGCCTCGTCTCATTCTAGCAATACTTGCGGTGTAAATATCTTTTTTACTAGGTTCATCCAACCAGAGCCATCCCAAATCCACAGACTCAAACTCTTTACTGTCTTGTTCGTTACTCATTAAATCAAATTCAAAGCCCGTATCCGTTGTCCACTTTACTTCATAACTCTTGCCTTCTTTTTTTGTTTCATAACTTATTTTATATCTATTACTAGGAAACCATTTTTTAAGTTCCGGTACTATTTTTTCTTTTAGTGTTGTCGGGTCTGATATTATTCTTCCTCTTTTGAGATATGGAAATTTATTGAAAAGTTCTTTATTAAAATATTGATTTTGCGTTCCAAAGCAGATATTCGCAACTACATTTACTCCCACGCACGTTTTTCCTACTCCATTGGCGGCACTAAATAAATTAACAAAATGTTTATTATTGCCAATATTTTCTATAAACTTTTCACATTTTATGTTTGGTATATACTTTTTGCAAAGATTTTCTTCTTGTCTTTTTTTTTGTTCTTCCAACAAAAGTTTCAATCTTCTTGTCTTCTCCGGATTTTCTTTTAGTTTTTTAAATATCAAGTTTTTTATTTCTTCGTTCATAATAAATCGGAAACTTCTTCAGCAACTTCTTTTGCTAGTTCTTCATCATTCATATTTTTAAAGAATACTTCCCTTTTCTCTGTAATTCTTTGTTTTAAATTATTGTATTCTCTGATTGCTCCTAGTTTACTTTTAAAATCAGAAAATTGTCCTATTAAGAAATTGAGTTGCTTGTCTACATTTGCGTCATTAAATCCTTCAGTAGTCAATAGTTCGCTTATTCTATTGATAACCTTAATATTGCCTAATGATTGCGCGGCTGCAGCACAAGCTGTTTTATACCAGTTTGGTTTTGTTTTATCTATATCGTAAACTTCTAAGTATGCGGCTACTCCGTTGCCAAAAAATTCTTCTTCTGTAGCATATAGCTGACAAAATTTCTCCTGCCTATCATTTAGTCTCTCATTAGCTATATTTGCCATATTATCTTAATTTATTTCTGAGTCATTTTTTTGTTTTTCTTTAATTAACGTTGCACTATTTTTTATTTTCTTCAAAATACATAACTTCTCTTATTAAATATACAAGTTCTTCCAGTCTTCCATAATCAACATCGTGTACTGTAGTTTGTTGCCCTATTCTTTTACACAAAATTAACAAAATTTCTTCTTTGGTCATATTTAACAAATATTTAATATTTTAGTTATTGTAAATTTTATTATCCAAGCCAGTCCTGCTCCTAAAATTGTCGCTCCCGCTAAAATTACTATTGCTATAATTGCTAATCCGTAAAATTGTTCCAGCAGTTCGCTTAATAGTTCTTTTATGGAGTTAAGCATTTTTTTAATATCCACCCATTCTCCCATAGAGTAGGTAGTCCAAATAGTGAATTATATAATATCTAAATAACAGTTTAACTCACCAAGACATTACCTTGAGAGAAGAGCTGTTTAGTCCCGCCCTAGGTGGTTTTTTCTTCTGCTCCCCAAGACTATATAAATAATCTTAGGGAGAAGCAGAAATAGGGAGAAAACTATATAATAATTGTCTAAAAGAGAAGGCCTAGGCCAAAATATTATTGAGCCTCTAGTGTTATCTGTATAAATGAGGTGCTATATCCGATTTCCACGGTCATTCTCCCAACCCTAGATTTTCATTTGTTAGTTGGACTGATTACCAACGGAGGGGGGATATTATCAGATGGTCATCTACTCATCACGGCTCAAACAAGATTTGTACCTTTTCTCTCTCTTAAATAACTATTTATATTTTTTGAATTTATTATTTATAGTCTAAAATCCTTAAATAGACCTTTAGATAAATTGTACTACTTTCCCCCGCCCTAGTCATCTTTAAACCGATAGTGGTTTAGATTATTGTTTGTCCAAAGTTTTGTCTCCGCTATTGTGGAGATAAAATCTTTGCTCTTGCGTAATCTTGTAAGACGGTTAGGGCAGGGAACATTACTAACGGAATGATTTTAGATTGCCATATCTTCTAACGGCTCAACTGTTTCCGTTTCTTCTTCCTCGGTAGGTTCAATAACTTCGTCGTTCAAAATATCATCGTTCATAGTTTTTAAGTTAATATTAAAAAAGCAGTCAAAAAGACTACTTGGATTTTTTCTTTGATTTTGTACCGCATTTACTCCTCATAGCGGGTGTTGGTTATTTGTTTCTGTTTTTAGAATAGCACAAATAAAAAAAAAGTCAAGTTTTTATAAAATTTTTTAAAGAATAAAGTTTCCCCTTGCTTTCTTCACTATCGCTCACCCAGATTTTAGTCTCTCCAAAAAGTGTATTTGACCTTTCAGGTATCCAAACCGCTTTTGCTATTTTTTGCCAATTCCACTTATGCCCGCAATTTTTGCATACCTTTCTTCTAAAACTAACCTTGCCAAATAAGTTTTTTTCATCTATTTCTTCTATTTCAAAACCGGCATAGCTTTTACAGAAATTACATCTATTTCTCAATACTTCGTACCACTTTAGCATATTTATATTATATTTACTTTTTTTTACTGTAGCTTACACGGACAAGTCTTAAACGCACCTTTCTCTCCCCAAGTGATACAAGGCGAGAGAAAAAAGAAGATATTTATATTTGATTTTATTAAAACGAGGCGGAAGTTATATTACCTCATCAGATTGCCTCTCCTGTCCGCCTTAACGGACATCACTTCGGTCGCTGGTCGCAAGGTGTGAGCGTTGCCAGCTCGTCTTTAAAATAAAGGATGCTTACACGGTATAAGTCAGACTTATACGATAGTCTAAAACGACGCATTACTACAATCTTAGTTTTAATAAAAAGAACAAATAATTGTATAAACAAAAACTCCCAAGTCTGAGTAAGCAGACCGGGGAGTATTGTTATTGCCCTTGCGGGCGATAAAGCTCTATCTACAACTGCTTACTCAATTATATTTTTATATTACGCCAAAGAAAGTTTTCTGTCAAGAGCTATTTCTTTTTACTGTCCGGCAACAAGCCGTGAAATAAACAAACGGAGCAAGCTATCCGCAATCTCCCCTCGCCATAATAAGCATAAGCGTCTTTGCTCTTGCATTGCGGACATTGGGTGGGGAGCTTTATATTTTTTATGGATTTGCTTATTGGTTGCATATTAAATTAAAATTTGTTGTCTTAGTCTATCTTCTGCTATCTTGCAATATTCTGGTGAGATTTCTATGCCTATAAAGTTTCTATGCAAACTTTGGCAAGCAATGGCAGTTGTTCCACTTCCGAGAAATGGATCAAAAATAATGTCGTTTTCTTTACTACAAGTTAATATCAAAGATTGTATCAATGACATCGGTTTAATGGTTTCGTGTTCAAATTTATTAGAGGTGTCAGAATTAAATTGTAAAACTTCTGTTAAATTTCTACTGTTATTAAAACATCTGCGTAAATCTTCATATTCCTTGCGTAAATCTTCATATTCCTTGCGTAAATATTCATATTCCTTGCCGTTGTTTAACCATACTCGTAATTTATTATACATTTCTTTTGTAAACATCGTTGGTTCTGCTTTATTTAAACTTAAACAAGAACTCGCTACGCCTCCGCCATTACTTGCCGTACCTAATGCCGCATTTATATCTTTTAATTTAATTTTTCCCTTTGCCCGTATAATTTCAGATCGGATATAATCCCTTCCGGAATAAACACATTGAGTCAAGTTATAAACATCATTTGAATACATCAGTATCCTTTCAGTGCAAATTGGAAAACTTCTAATCAAATCACTCCCTGAACTGCCAAAACATCCTCCCCTTAAATTATATTTCCACCAAACTAAACTATTTAACAATCCAAAATATTTATCAAAAATTATCTGCGTGTAGGCAATTCTTTTTTCGTCTCCAAACCAAAATAATGTTCCATTCTCTTTCAAAAGTCGTTTACATTCAACAGCCCATTTTTCAACATCTATTAAATAATCGGCAAATGTTTTCCATTTTCCAAAGTCAAATTTTCCTTTTATTTCAAAATATGGCGGATCTGCCAAAATCAAATCAATACTCTTATCTGGAATTTTCTGCATCTCTACAAGGCAGTCTCCACAAATTATTTTATTTACCTCCATACTTCCCTCCCCTTTAACATTTCATCAACCTCTTTATTCCACTTTTCTTGGTCAAAGTCGTTTAAAAACTTCATCTGGTCGCTTAATTTTACTTCGGAATTGTCTACTAGTTTTTTATCTTTTAACAGTTTAATAAGAGTTTGTTTTTTAGTTATCATAAAATTGCGTCATCTCAATAAACTTTTTATTTACCAGGCTCATCTTTATTTTCTTTCCGACTGTTCCCGTTCTTCTCGCCTTTGTTATTTTTAAAATACTTTCATTGGTCATCTCTCCTGTCTTTTGTTTTAATCTCCAAAGCATAAGAACATTATCCGCCTCTTGGGCGATTAAAGAGCTGTCCCGCAGGTGGTCATTGTCCAGTTCCTCATCTATTTTTATCTTTTTTAAGTGAGCTATGAGAAAAATTAAAATTTCGTGTTCTACGGCAATCCGTTTAAGTTGGCGGACTATTGAGCCTATTTCAAGGCTGGGCTGTCCCAATTTTAGCATATCAATCAAGTAGTGGAGATGGTCTATAAAAACAATTTTAGTTTTAAATTTTATTTCGCTTTCGGTTATTCTGTCCTCAATCCAAGAGAGCGTTCGTTCCTTTAGGTTATTTGGTAGGTAAAACATCGGAAGATTTGGAAACTTCTTAATTAGTTGAACAGGTCTCATCTCGTAGCTAAACCAAAGCGAGTTAAATCCATTGTCGTAAAAGTTTTCGGTTAAAGTTTGCGCGAAGGTAGTTTTACCGCAACCCGTCGGAGCGGAGATAACCGTTAATTCCCCCTCCTCAAATCCTTCCAAAAAGTTATCAAGCGAAGGCAGTTTTGAGTTATATTTTACGCTGTCCACACTTCCGATTGAGTCTATATACTCGGAAACGGAAATTACTCTGTCCTCTCCGGAGTAATTAGCGAGCTGTTTAATCTTCTCCTCAATTTGCATATTGCCAAGATTGTTTATGCTCTATCGCGAGCCATTTGTTAATTATATAAGCCGATAAGCAGGTTGATAGCGAGTATCCGAGTCTTTCGGCATCCTCGCTCTTAATAAACCAGTCAATCAGCCTTTTAAGTTCGGCGGGGGTGCGACGGGCTAGTTGCTTCTTTAACAGGCTTCCGTCTTTTGCAAAGTTCATTTCCGGTTCAAATCCTTTTTTTTCTTTTAAGGAAGAAACAAAATATTCCAGTATTTCTTTATGAGGAGATTTTACGCAGGACAGGGGTGTGTCTATTTTGACACCCCTGTCATTATTATCATTCTTTACATTATTACCATTATTGTTAGTGTCCGTCTGTTGTACTGTCTGATGTCCGTCTGTTGTACTGTCTGATGTATCGTTTTCTGTACTATCACTTTGATATAAATTGTAATTTAGTATTGTAATAAGCGAAATAACATAACTTTTTTGTTGTTCTATCTGATGTATCGTTTTTAGGTAGTTTATATACCTTTTTACCTTACCTCTACTCCATTTCCACCGTTCACCCAATTTGTCTTCTGACCACCCCAGTTGACCCCTTTTAATTTCAATTATATTACCCCTTATATTAATATTACCAGCCTTGTGGTTAGCTAACATTATTAAGTCAACCCAAGCCTGACCCTTTGTAAAAGGTTCTAACAACCAAAGCGGGTTATTTTGTATTTTCCGCCATACTCTGACATAACCTAGATTTTTCTCTTCCATAACAAAAAATTCATAGGAGACTGCTACTTGCCTCAACCTCTATACGGGGTTGCACCGATTTTACGGTGTAGTAGCAATCTCTTATGAATTTATTATGAGTATAGATTTTAGGCATATTTTTTTAAATTATTCTTACTCTAATTTTGCTCCTTTATTGTAAAAAAGTCAAATGCTTCTTTATGCTTTTACTTTTCTAATCATTATCACATAGCAGTATTCCAGATTGTCTCCGACCGCCGTAAAATAATCATCCATTAGGGGAGGACACTCATCTGGAACATCTTCGTGGCAAATAAAATCTCCCTGTGCCACTCCATTGCAATCTATCTCCTCTAAGGATTGCATCATTAACGCTTTTATTTTTTCAATTTCATTTTTCATATTTTTATGTTATTTACCTTTTTTGATTTCCTAAAGTTGTGAAATCAAAGTCTCTTAAAACATTTTTTCCTATCTTAATGTACTCTTTCTCATACGCTGTCGGGCAGTAAATAATACCTTCCATAAAATTTTTCGGCTTGATATATTCCTTCAGTTCTTTTTTCCAATCGCTTAAAACCTGCTCTTTGTTCGGAATATAATCGTAATAAAGGGAAAAGTTTAATCCTCTTTCTCCCATAGAGGCCAGAAAAGCTATCTGTATCTCGTAGGCGTGCCTATAATCATTTATCACTCTCCCGCTTATTAAATCTCGTGTCTCAAAAATTCTCTCCAAGGAAGAGTCCAGTTTTTGAAGTTTTAAATTTATATCTTCTTTATATTCTTTGTAGTCCATATTTTTCTTTACTTTCTAAAGAGGCTGACGACTCCGTCCCTTTAGAAAGCCCCCAACCTCAACTCCGAGAGGCGGAGCGTCATCGGTCGGGGATTTCTTGTTTTGTTTAAAAAGACTTCGTACTTTGAAAGAACTGATTACAGTTTAGCACACTCTTTTAAAAATAGCAAGGGGGTGTATATATTATATATATTTGACAATTTATGCTAGGGGGTGTAAATTATAAAAATTATGATAAAAGTGAAAAAAGTGAAAAATCTAATAGAAATGAAAAAAGAGTCAATTAAATTGAGAATAACTCTCTATGATTATATAAAAAAATACGGTCATTGTAATGAAAACAGTTTAGCATATAAAATAATAATAACAAACACTCAATATAAACAAAAATATGATTGAATATACAGAAGAAGAAAAACAAGCCTTTAAAAAAGCGGGGAAAGACGGTGGCGATTTTATAAAAGAAAAATACGGAAAAAATCATTATAAAAAAATGGCGGAAAAAAGATGGTCTATTTATAAAAATGAAAAAAGTGAAAAAGATTAAAATAAGCGGGGGGCTGTGGATAAAGACCTATTGACAAAATAAGCAGGGGGTAGTATAATAACCTTGTAAAGATAAATCACTCTCAATCTCGTCCGATTGCTTCATTAAGGAGCAAAGAGACGGCAAGACGGTGAATTATCAAGTTTTAAAAAACCTTAGCTGACCGTGGGGTTGTGAGGATAGCTTACTGCTAAGGTTGCTATCTTCCAATCTCAGGGTCATAAATTGTATGGACGAAAAATACAAACACGCCGAGCTTTTCCCCGCAGTACAAGCCTTAAAAATAATCTACGGCATACGCTACAAGACAGGTAGCGACTACGAGGATAGATATTTAGAGCGAACGCTGGAGTCGCACGATAGACAACTAGATAATTACGAAGACGTAATTGATGAGAAAATAAGATATGAACATTTAGACATTAAAGAATAAAAAATATGTCAACAAATAATGACCAAGTAATTAAAGATGCTCAGTTCAGAAAATCTTTGTCAATTTCTTTTTTCAACGCCACAAATAATGCTACTCAAATT